TCTCAAAGACCACAAAGACGGTGTTGTCATCTACTTTGACACGGAGCAAGCAATCACTTCAGACATGTTTGCACAACGGGGAATCGATTCCAAAAGAATTGCAGTTGTTCCTGTTGCAACAATCGAAGAGTTCAAGAACCAGGCTCTCAAGATCGTCAATGATGTACTTGAAACACCTGAAGAAGACCGCAAGCCAATCTTTATGGTTCTTGATTCTTTGGGAATGTTATCGACAAACAAAGAAATGAATGATTCGGCAGAAGGTAAGGATGTGCGTGATATGACCAAGGCACAACTTACCAAGGCTACGTTCCGTGTTCTTACCCTCAAACTTGGTAAGGCAAAGATACCACTTCTTCTTACGAACCATACATACCAAGTTATTGGTTCATATGTTCCTACTAAGGATCTTGGTGGTGGTACAGGTATCAAGTATGCGGCTAGCAATATCATCATGCTGTCAAAGAGCAAGGATAAGACTGACGAAGGTATCGTTGGTAACTTTATTAAATGCACCAACTATAAGAATCGTTTTGTCAAGGAAAACATGCACGTTCAGACAAGATTGAATTATACTTCTGGATTAAGCAGATATTATGGCTTGACAGACCTTGCAATTGAATATAATATATTCAAGAAGGTTTCAACACGAGTAGAACTCCCAGATGGTACAAAAGCATTTGAGAAAAATATAGATGAAGATCCTGAAAAGTATTTTACAAAAGATATTCTTGACAAGTTGGATGTGGAAATTCAAAAAGGATTTAAGTATGGACAAGGCAGTTGAATATAAATTTCTTCCAGAAGCATCGGTAGACAGTACACAGACATGTCCGATTCAAATTATATCAGGGCAATTTGCTGGTATTGTTTATCGGTATGGTAAAATTGATTTTAAAGAAGACGGTAATGATGGTTTAAATGTTACTATGGAAATTGAAATGATTAAATTCCCTGAAGGGTTTGATCAAGCCGATAAAGATTTCACGCAAACTGCTGGTGAAATATTTGTAAAGATCATAGAGTCACAAGTTGAAAGTGATGACGGTAAAGATCTTGAAGCAGATGTTCATGAAGATCATCTTGACAACGCCTAACCCAGTGATATAATAAAACCATGGAAACAGTTATTCTAAAGAACTTAGTTCTCAATGAGGACTTTGCTCGCAAGGTTGTCCCGTTCCTTCAAGAAGAATACTTTCAAGACAAGGCTGAACGAACAGTCTTTAATATTGTAAGTAAGTTTCTTCTTAAGTACAATAACATTCCTACTAAGGATGCTGTACTAATTTCACTTGGAGATGACAAGACTCTTGGAGACAGTGAATTCAAGAAGTGTGTTGCCATCTCTGATGAGATGTATAAGGAAGGTGAGAAGTCTGATACTGAGTGGCTCGTAGAACATACTGAAAAGTTCTGCAAAGAGAAAGCCATTTATAATGGTATCATGGCATCCATCGGGATCATTGAAGGTAAGGATAAGGAGCAGACTCAGAATGCAATTCCTGAGATCATGTCTAAGGCTCTATCTGTGTCCTTTGATACTCGTGTAGGACACGACTTCTTTGAAGATGTTGATGAACGCTATGAATATTATCATCGCGTAGAAGAACGTGTACCATTTGATCTTGAGATGTTTAATCTCATCACAGGTGGTGGAGTTCGCAAGAAGACTCTCAACGTAGTGATGGCAGCATCCGGTGTTGGTAAGAGTGCATTCTTGTGCCATCATGCTGCTGCGTGTCTTACACAGAATTTGAATGTGTTGTATATCACACTTGAAATGTCTGAAGAAGAAATTGCTAAACGCATTGATGCTAATCTTTTAGATACAGACATTCATGTTCTTGAGAAGATGCCTCTTGCTATGTACGAGAACAAGGTAAACAATCTCAAGAAGACTTGCCGTGGTAAACTTATTATTAAAGAATATCCTACTGCTGCAGCCAATGTAACTCACTTCCGTAATCTTATGGAAGAACTGAAGATTAAGAAGAAGTTTAAGCCGGACATTATCATTGTTGATTATCTAAACATCTGCTCATGTGCAAGATTCAAGATGGGAAACGGTATGAATAGTTACACCTATGTCAAGGGTATTGCAGAAGAACTTCGTGGTCTTGCCAAGCAGTTCAATGTACCACTATGGTCTGCTACTCAGGTAAATCGTGAAGGTGCAAAGAGTAGTGATATGGAGATGACAGATACATCTGAAAGTTTTGGTCTACCACAAACTACAGACTTCTTCATTGCACTCATTGAGACTGAAGAGTTAGCACAGAATGGTCAACTCATGGTGAAGCAGTTAAAGAACCGTGGTAATGATACAACTAAGAATCGTAAATTTCTTATTGGTGTGAATAAATCCAAAATGAAGTTCTATGATGTAGAAAATTCAAATAATAATCTTGTCAATGCAAATAATACAAATGAAGAAGGATTCGGATCAGGTTCTGATCCATTAGCATTTGATTCTAATTTTGGTAAGAAAAAGAATAAGGCAGTAAACTGGACATTTGAAGACGCTGCAAAATGAGTATATATATTGATAAGAAATATGTGAATATGTTGTCTGGCTCACTTGAGAAGTTTAAGTGGAAGAAAGAGAACCTTGCTACGTGTCGTTGTTTTAAGTGTGGAGACTCACTAAAGAACAAGACGAAGACGAGAGGCTTCTTTTTTGAAAACAAAGGAAATTATGTTTATAAATGTCACAACTGCGGTATTGCTTGTAGTTTATATTCTGTACTTGAAAGCGTCAGCCCATCACTCTGCAAAGAATATGCATTTGAAAATTTCAAAGACAAAAATCCAGAACCGTTGGTTACAACGAAGACAGAAAAGAAACAGCCAGTGTTCAGTGATCTCGGAACAAGGCTTGATTTACTCAATGCAGATCATCCGGCGGTAAAATATGTTCAATCTAGAGAAATTCCAAAAGAAAAGTATTGCAATTTTTATTACTGCAGTGATTTCAGTAGAATCATGTCTTCTTTCGATAGAGAAGGATCTAAGGAAGGTAGGCTCGTCATACCGTTCTATGACGAGAGCGGGAGCCTTATTGGTGTCCAAGGTAGGATTATCGAAGAAAAAGCGCAAGAGAAAGCGATAAGGTACATCACCTTAAAGCGTGAAGGTGAAGAGCGTCTATGGTACAACATAGATAAAGTAGACGCAAGAGATACTGTGTATGTGACTGAAGGTCCGATTGATTCCATGTTTATTCCAAATGGAATTTCAATGCAGGGTGCAGGTTGGTTAGAAGATCTTCCTAAGAAGATCTCAAAATCAAAGGTTGTGTTTATATTTGATAATGAACCAAGAAATGTAGAAATTGTTCACTTGATTGGAAAGTACATTGAGGCTGGAAGAAATGTAGTAATCTGGCCAAATGAAATTGATAAAAAAGATATTAACGACATGGTTCTAGCATTCGGTGAATTAATGACCATGAAACTGATAATCAACAATGTTTATTCTGGACTTAAAGCAAAAGTAAAGTATACTTACTGGAAGAAGGTTTAAATGGAAGATGAAAACGAGAAACTATCTGAAGAAGATATTTTAAAGGCTAGTGAAGCGTACATCACCTTTGTCCAAAGATTTGGTGAGTATGTAAAAGAAATGGACCCTGAACTATGGGGTCGTGCTCGAGAATATGCAGCAGACTTTACAAAGATTGATGGCGTAAGAGTTGAACTTGTAGATATAGATGAGGATGAAGAAGATGACACAGACAATACCAACGTTTCCGGAGCAGACTAACCTTTCAGTACTTGATCATGGACATGTACAGCTTATGGATTACATGGGTAACGATTTATCTGTAGTGGATGCTGCCCGTGTTTCATTTAATAAGCAGAGTGTCTATGGAACAATGGAAGATCACACTCCTCGTCCAGGTAAAGAAGAACCATATGAATCTTATCTACTGGATAGAGATGTAAAGTTAATTACATATCTTGCCAAGCATAATCACTTTACGCCATTCTGCCATCCACAGATTAGTCTTCGTATCAAGTGTCCTATCTTTGTTCGTGCACAACTTGGCAAACATCAAGTTGGTCTTGTCATGAATGAAGTAAGTCGCCGTTATGTTACCTTTGAGCCAGAGATCTATGTACCTCTTTGGAGAAATGCTCCAACTAATGGAGCCAAGCAAGGCAGCAGTGGTGCTATTGAAGATCTTGATACATGTATTAAATTACGTCAAGAATATTCTGGTGTTGCAAAAGAATGTTTAGATATGTATAACCGTCTATTAGCAGATGGTGTTGCACCAGAACAAGCACGATCAATTTTACCACAAGGTACATACACAGAATTCGTATGGACTGGTTCACTCTATGCATTTGCAAGAGTTTATAATCTTCGTATTGACACACATGCCCAATGGGAAGTGCAAGAATTTGCTAAAGCAATTGACAAATTAATTGCTCCTCGTTTCCCAGTTTCATGGCATACTCTAACAACTAAATAAGACACCCACTAGGAGTTCATTTTTATGGCAGATGCTTTATCACCGTTTCAATCTTTTATTTTTATTTCTCGTTATTCTCGTTGGCTTCCTTCACAGAATCGCCGCGAGAGTTGGGATGAATGTGTAGACCGTTGGTGGAATTATTTCACCGATAAGGTTCCTACTTTAGCCGAAAGACCTGATGTCAAAGAAGCAATTTTAAATCTTGAAGTTCTTCCTTCCATGAGAAGTTTAATGACTGCAGGTGTTGCTCTTGATCACGATAATACATGTTTATACAACTGCTCATATCTTCCAATTGATTCTATTGAATCATTTGCAGAACTGTTCGTCATTCTCATGAATGGAACAGGTACAGGATATTCTGTAGAACGTCAATACACCGATAAACTTCCAACTGTTGCTAACAAGATTGTAAAAAATTTTGATAAGGTAATCGTTGTTGAAGATTCAAAGGAAGGTTGGGGGAATGCTCTCAAAACCTTATTCGATGACCTCTATTCCGGTAAACATCCTAAGTGGGACTTGTCAAAGGTTCGACCATCTGGTGCACGACTCAAGACTTTTGGTGGTCGTGCTTCTGGTCCTGCTCCCCTAGACAATTTATTCAAATTTTTGGTCAAGGTCTTCTATAACGCACAAGGACGTAAACTTTCGGCTCTTGAATGCCATGACACCTGCTGTGCCATTGCGAATGCCGTAATCGTTGGTGGAGTGCGTAGATCAGCCATGATTTCTCTCAGTGACCTGGGAGACCGTGAAATTGCCATGTGTAAGTCAGGTGCGTGGTGGGAACAAGCCGGATTCCGGTCTTACGCTAATAATTCAGCGGTTTATCGTGGTAGACCCCCCATGGGACAGTTTCTTGAGGAGTGGACCTCTCTGTACAACTCTCACAGCGGAGAACGCGGCATGATCAATCGTAGGGCTCTACAGGAGCAAGCAGCGAAGTGGGGACGAGAGGAAAACTGTGAATATGGTACCAATCCATGTGCAGAAATTATTCTAAGACCCTTTGAATTTTGTAATCTTTCAACTGTTGTAGTTCGTATCGATGATACCGCAGCCAGCCTAAAGAAGAAGATTGAAATTGCCACTATTATTGGGACTGTGCAATCTACTTTTGTAAAATTTCCTTATCTTCGTCCTGAGTGGAAGAAGAACTGTGAAGAGGAAAGATTGCTTGGTGTTTCTATGACAGGAATTTTTGATAATAAACTTACCAGTGGTCTTGACGGTAAGCCAAAATTAGTTCGACTTCTTGAGAATCTTCGTGACCATGCAACGGCTACAAATCTCAAATGGGCAGAGAAGTTGGGTATTAATCCTAGCAAGTCAATCACTTGCGTCAAGCCAGAAGGCACTACTTCTTGCTTGGTGGATTCCGCTTCAGGTTTACATCCACGCTATGCGGATTATTATTTCCGCAGAATCCGATTGGACAAGAAAGATCCTTTGTATAACTTGATGAAGGATC